AATAAAGAAGAGAGAAGGAGAGAAAGGAGAAAGACAAGAAATATAAAATATCAATTAACATACCCTGTAATAACTGTTACTAATACTATTATAGAAAAAAAACACGAACTGTATTATGGGTTAGGTTTAGCAGGTGGTAAAGAAGGTTTAAATGGTTTTGGTCCTGAATTACTATTAAGAACCAAAAATAAATCAGCTTATGGTTTAGGAGTTGGAATAAATAGAAACTTCCAACCAATAATAAGCTTTAAAATGTATTGGAAAATAGGAAAAAAATAAATGTCTCAAGATCTCAAACAAATAATAAGAGAAGAATACATCAAATGTGCTCAAGACCCAGCACATTTTATGAAAAAATATTGCCACATTCAACATCCAACTCGTGGTAGAATTATCTTTAATTTATATCCATTTCAAGGTAAAGTATTAAATTTATGGAGAGATAATCCATATTCTGTAGTACTTAAATCACGCCAATTAGGTATATCAACTTTAGCAGCAGGTTATTCTTTATGGTTAATGTTATTTCATAAAGACAAAAACGTGTTATGTATAGCAACCAAAGTAGACACAGCTAAAAACATGGTTACTAAGGTAAGATTTATGTATGATAATCTTCCTTCATGGCTTAAAGGATCTAAACCATTAGAAGATAACAAATTATCTTTTAAATTACCAAATGGTTCTCAAATCAAAGCAGTATCAGCAGCTGGTGACTCAGGTCGATCAGAAGCCGTTTCTTTACTAGTAATAGATGAAGCCGCATTTATTGAAAATATAGGTGAAATATGGGCATCAGCTCAACAAACCCTAGCTACTGGTGGTGGTGCAATTGTATTGTCTACACCTTATGGTACTGGTAATTGGTTTCACCAAACATGGGTAAGAGCAGAAGCTCAAGAAAGTGATTTCCTCCCAATTAAATTACCTTGGTATGTTCATCCTGAAAGAGATGAAGCATGGAGAAAAAAACAAGACGATTTATTACAAGATCCTAGACTAGCAGCCCAAGAATGTGACTGTGACTTTAGCACATCTGGAGATATAGTTTACTACCCAGAACACCTAGAATATTATTCAACTACTCACGTAGTAGAACCTATGGAGAGAAGAGGTGTAGATAAAAATTTATGGATTTGGGAATCACCTGATTATACTAGAAATTATATGGTTGTGGCGGACGTAGCTAGAGGAGATGGAAAAGATTACTCAACATTTCATGTATTTGATTTAGAAACAAATGCTCAAGTAGCTGAATATAAAAGTCAATTACCTCCAAAAGAATTTGGTTATTTACTTTGTGGTATAGCTACTGAATATAATGAAGCATTACTTGTAGTTGAAAATGCAAATATAGGTTGGTCAACACTTGATTCTATATTAGAAAGAGGATATAGAAATCTTTATTATTCACCTAAAAGTGACAATATAACTTCTGATTCGTACCTTAGTAAATATGATGATATATCAAAAATGACCCCTGGTTTTACTATGTCACTAAGGACTCGTCCATTAGTAGTAAATAAAGGAAGAGAATATTTTGGAGATCACAGTGTTATTATTCGCTCAAAACGTTTAATTGAAGAAATGAAAGTATTTGTTTGGAAAAATGGTAGAGCAGAAGCACAATCAGGATATAATGATGATTTAGTTATGTCATTTAGTACTGGAATGTATGTTAGAGATACAGCATTGAAATATAGACAACAAGGAATAGAATTAACAAAAGCAACTTTAAACAATATACAAAAACCATCTCAATACCAGGGAGCTTATTTTTCATCGGGAACGGATAATCCATATTCAATGAAAACACCTGATGGAAATGAAGATATTAGATGGTTACTATAAAAAAATAAAATAAAATGGCAGATACAAGTATATTTACTCGATTAAAACGATTATTCTCAACTGATGTTATAATTCGTAATGAAGGTGGAAACCAACTTAAAATTATGGATACTGATTCTATCCAAAAAAGTGGTGAATACCAAACTAACTCTGTAGCAGATAGATATAATAGAATATATTCTACAAACGCTACATCTCTCTATGGTCAACAATTAAATGTTAACTACCAATACTTAAGAGCACAATTATACTCAGACTATGACGTAATGGATACTGATGCTATCATAGCTTCGGCTTTAGATATCATTTCAGATGAATGTTCATTAAAAAATGAAATGGGTGAAGTACTCCAAATCCGTAGCTCAGATGAAGATGTACAAAAAATTCTTTATAATTTATTTTATGATGTTTTAAACATAGAATTTAATTTATGGTCTTGGACTAGACAAATGTGTAAATATGGAGATTTTTTCTTGAAGTTAGAAATTGCTGAAAAATTTGGTGTATATAATGTTATACCTTACACAGCATATCATATTATGCGTCAAGAAAATTATGATCCACAAAACCCAACATCAATAAGATATAGATTTAGTCCTGATGGATATGTTGGTGGCACCGGTGGATATACTGTTCCAAATCAAAAACAAGATGATACAAGCGGGATATATTTTGATAATTACGAAATGGCCCACTTCCGTTTATTAACTGATGTTAACTATTTACCTTATGGTCGTTCATATTTAGAACCTGCTCGTAAATTATTTAAACAATATGTGTTAATGGAAGATGCTATGTTAATTCATAGAATATCTCGTGCTCCAGAAAAACGTATTTTTTATATAAATGTTGGTTCTATTCCTCCAAATGAAGTGGAAAACTTCATGAAGAAAACAATTACAACAATGAAAAAAACGCCTTACATTGACCAAAATACAGGTGAATATAATTTAAAATACAACATGCAAAACATGTTAGAAGATTTCTATATTCCTGTTCGTGGTAATGATAGTGCTACTAAAATTGAAACTACTAAAGGTTTAGAATACAATGGTATTGAAGACGTAAATTATTTAAGAGATAAATTATTTGCTGCTTTAAAAGTGCCAAAAGCATTTATGGGTTACGAAAAAGATTTAACTGGTAAAGCAACATTAGCAGCTGAAGATATTCGTTTTGCTCGTACAATTGATAGAATTCAACGTATATTGTTATCTGAATTGTATAAAATAGCTTTAGTACATTTATATGTTCAAGGATATAAAGGTGAAACATTAACTAATTTTGAATTATCATTAACTACTCCATCTATCATTTATGATCAAGAAAGAATAGCACTAATGAAAGAAAAAGTTGATTTAGCTAAAAATATAATGGAAGCCCAATTATTACCTACAGATTGGATTTACCATAATATATTCCACTTTAGTGAAGATCAATATGAGGAATATAGAGATTTAATTTTACAAGATGCTAAACGTAAATTCAGATTAGGTCAAGTAACTGAAGAAGGAAATGATCCATTAGAAACCGGTAAATCATATGGTACACCACACGATCTAGCAGCATTATACGGTAAAGGACGTATGGTTTCTGATCCTGGAAATGTACCAGCTGGATACAATAAAGATATAGAGTTGGGTCGTCCTGAAGAAAAAGTAACCAATATTAATACTCAACAAAATGCTTTTGGAAAAGATAGATTAGGTAAAAAAAGTATGAAGGTAGATGATCAACCGGATTTCAATAGCAGATCGTTAAATGAAAATACTTATTTAAAAAATAAACAATTTGTTGATGAAATTGGAAAAAAATTAGTATTTCAAACAGATAAGGCAAAAGAATCGTTACTTAACGAAAATCAATTGCGAGATTAATCTATTTTTATATATTTATAAATAAAACCACAATCTAGAGATGTTAGTAAAACATTCAAAATTTAAGAACACGGGTATCCTTTTTGAACTTTTAGTTAGACAGATAACCACAGATACTTTATCTAATAAAGAATCTCAATCCCTTAATATTTTAAAAAAATATTTTAGTAAAACTGAATTAGGACGTGAATACAAGTTGTATGAAAGCTTACTTAAACGTACCAACTTAACTGAAGGTAAAGCAGATATCATTATCAATACAGTTCTAGAAAGTGCTAAACAATTAAACAAATCTGCACTTAAAAGACAAAAATATAATTTAATTAAAGAAATTAAAACTAAATATAATTTAGAAGAATTCTTTAAAACTAAATTACCTCATTACAAAGCTCAAGCAGCTATATATACACTAATCGAATCAACTGAAAATAGATTAGTACCTACTGAACAAATAATTACTAATAAATTAGTTATATTAGAGCATTTAACTTCTACTACTACTAAAAAAGAAAATAAATCTGATGAAGTAATTAATGAGTTAAATAATGTAGATAAAGATACTCGTATATTAACTTATAAAATATTATTAGAAAAATTTAATTCAAAATACGCTAATTTTAGTATTACTAAAAAAGCTATATTAAAAGAATTTATTAATAGTGTAGATAACCCAGTTAAATTAAAAGAATTTTATAATATTAAAGTAAGTGAATTAAAAAATGAACTTAATATTCTAAATAAAAAAACCAAAAACGATGTTACTAAAATTAAACTAAATGAAACAATAAACATTTTAGTTGGATTAGGTAAAAAAGATAAGATCAACAATGATCATATAGTTAATTTATTACAGTATTGTGATTTATTAGAAGAATTAAAACAAATAAATGGAAGATAAGGATAAAGAAGAAATTCAAGGATTTAAAACTAAATTAACAGGTGTAGATCCTGAGACAGGTAAAATGTCTTGGGATGTTTCTTATCAACCTGACTATGAAGTAACTTTTAAGGCTTTTAAAGATCTTTTTAAAAAATATAAAAAATTCTCTGAACATCCTGAAGTTAGAAAAGATCAAAAATTTCTTGAATTATATAAAGGAATAAACTATCTATACAATCAATTTAGAACCCATTTACGTACTAATTACCCTAAAAAATATAACCAGTTAAAATCTTTAGATGAAAATCAAATTAAAGATCTTATTCATGCTAAATTAAAGGAAATGAGTGCTACAGGAGCTGGTGCAGGTGCAGGACATTTTGAACCGGGTACTGGTGCTAATTACGCTACACCCAACGCATTTAATCCAAATAAAAAAGCTAAAGGTGCTCAAAACATTTATTACTATAAATTAGGTTGGAAACCAGTAAACGCTAAAGCATTACATGCTAAAGCTAAAGGTATTGAACATAAAGATTTATGGAAAGAAAATATAGAAAAAGAAACTTGGATTAATTTTATTGGCGACCCAAAACTAAAAGAAAAGGTTGAACAAGAAGTTAAATACTATGATGAAATAGAAAGTAAATTAAATACTTTATTACCATTATTAAAAAAAATAAAAGCTGAAACCATTCAAACTCTCCAAGACAATCCACAATCAGCATACAGCCCTGAATATGGTGCGGATATGGCCGTAGAATATTTAAATGATATAATAACTTTATTTTCAAAAAAATCAAGAATAAAATAACATGACACTACAAGAACATTATAACGCAATTAAAAATGGTAAAGGAAATAAAGACCAATTTTTAAAACAAGCTAGACAATTATTTCCACAGTACTTGAATCAATATTCTGATTTCAATACTGCTACAAATGTATTAAAATCAAAACAAATCATTAGTGAAAATATTGCTGGTGGTGTTGTTACTAAAGGCTTTGATATATTTGATTGGAAAAAGATTTTAGCTGAAGAAGCAAAAGCTGAAGAAAAAGAAACATCTAAAGAAGTTAAAGATGCTCAAAAGTATGCCTACGATAATACAGACATGAAAAACGCTGATAACATTAATTTTAATGAAATCATGAAAGGTTTTTATGCTGAATTAAAAGACCCAAAAAACCACGATAAAACAAGTGAAGAAATTAAAGCTATGGTTGTTAAAAACTTAGCTAAAGATCCTTTATTTTATACTAAAGATGGTGAATTTGGAGTTAAAGGTGTAGGATATACAACTGAAGCTCCAGGTTTAGGTACACCTAAAGAACCAAAAGGAAAACACAAATCTTCAGGATATGGTGATATTGAAAAAGAAGTAAAAGTAAAAGCAAACGTTCAAGACTCATTAGGTGATAAAGAAGCAAAAACTTCTGATCCTAAAAAAGTTAAAGAAATGACTACAACACCTCAAAACTCTGCTGGTGTTAAAAAAATGAAAATGCCTGGCGCTGAAAAAAAAATTAAATTGAAAGAATCAATTGATGAAATAGGAATGTTTCATGATCCTATGGGATATTCAAGTTCTAAAGATAGTGAAGATAAACAAGCAGTAAAAGATGTTTTAGATCTTATTGCTAATGGAACAAGTGAAGAAGAAGCTATTGAACAAACAGCAGAAAAATATGGTTTATATTCTAGTTATTTAACAAAGAAATATAATTTTCTTAAAGATAAATTAGAAGAAGCAATGGTTCAAGGACCTATTGTAAATCCTAAAGGTGGTGGAGGAGGAAAACAAAAAGCTCCAAGAGCAGTATTTTTATCTAAAGAAGTAGTTGATCAAATAAATGATAAATTCCCAGGCAGTATTAAATTATTATCTAAAGGTAAAGAAGCTTCAATGTTTATTTCTCAATTATTTGCTATTGCATTAGGTGCGCTTTCTAGAGGTAGATATTCACCTGACACAGAACGTAAAAAACCTGAATTAGCTAAATTTGTTGCTGATGTAATTCCTACATTAATTAGAGGAAAAATTAAAAAGGAATTAGTTGCTAAACCAACAGATATAGCAGGAAGCCAAATGCATTATGTAAAATTAAAATTAGTTCCTAAAAACGACGGAACTGGATATTGGATTCCATTAATGGGAGAATTTGATCCTTTAATGACAGAAGCAGAACAAAAATTGCGTTCTATAATTTCTCAAATTATTAAAGAAAGTGAAGAAAGTGAAGAAGACGATGATTTATTTAATACTAGAAAAGAAGCAGAAGAATTAGCAATGGATTTATCTCGTTTTAAGAAAAACGAAATTTATTATGTTGAAGAAGAAAATGGTAAATATAAAGCTGTAGAAAGTATGTATGACGAACCACCAAGAGGTGTATATTTTCAAAATGGAAATAGAAAAGGAGGCTCATACATGCCATCACCAGGAAATGACCCAGGAAATGTAGGTGAATCTAAATTACGTTCTATAATTTCTCAAATTATTAAAGAAGAATTAGATGGATTTAATAATTGGAAAAAAAACCTATACAACTTAGTGATGAATAAAGCTAATCTTAATGCAGATGAAATTGCTATAGATGATACTGAAATAGAAAAATACTACAATGAAGGAAAAACCCCATCAGAAGTATATTTTGATATTTGGTTACAGGATGCTGGAAATTTTTATAAAATATCTTCTGAATAAAACATGAATAATATGAAATCTCTATTAATAGAAACACGTTCATTTAATGTATCACCTGGAGCTCTTACTGAAGTACGTAAGAGCCCAAGTGGTAACTTAATTGTTGAAGGTCCATTAGCTACTGTTGAAATTAAAAATGGCAACGGAAGATATTACTCAAAAGATTTATGGGAACGTGAAATAAGTAAATACATGACTCTAGTTAAAGAAAGAAGAGCATGCGGTGAATTAGACCACCCAGACTCTCAAGTAATTAACTTAAAAAATGTATCCCATAACATTGCTAAAATTTGGTGGG